TTTGAACCCCTTTCAAAAGGTTATAAGATTAAAGGTTGTTGTAGTTGTGGTTTATACGCAACCGATTGTCAAATGGTTGTGGTGTATAAATTGATAGCCTAACGATCTTTGATCGTTGTCGCGCGAGGAAAGCACGGCATTGCAGCCCAACTAACGGGCTGCAAAACTGTGGTTTCTAGCTATAGCGGCGGCGGGTTCCAGCCCCTAAAACTTCATCGGTTTCCAGATACGAAAACCCTTTATAGTTTCCGCTTTCCATCAATACGCCTTCAATGAAGCTGGCGATTGCTTGCCGTTCGTCATCGTTTGTATCTTTGTGGGCAAGGAAATGGTTTGCCATTGTTTTGCAGAATTCGACCTTGATTGTTTTACGTGCCATAATTGAAACCCCTTTCAAAAGGTTGGTTGTTGTTTGGTTGTTGTGGTTATTGTTATCCTAGAAAGCTTTGCTTTCTGTCGCGCGAGGCTGGACGTGGAAAAATACCGTGTGAACATCACACGCCAGAACCCCATACCATTCGGCATCGTGATATTTTTGGAACCCGTATTCCTCACAATCGACGGCGTGAAAGCTTTCGTATTCGGCTTCCATTTCTTTCGACCATGCGTCGAATTGAAATTCATCCTCATTCTCAAAACCGGATTGGTCATCATTGAAAAGAGCCGTTAGCCAGTGGGAAGGTAAATTGAATTGTTCGGTTTGAATTTGCATAGTGAAACCCCTTTGGTTGGTTGATGTTTGGTTGTTGTGGTTATTGATAGCCTAGACCCCCTTGGGGTCTTTCGCGCGAGGCAAACAATCCAAAGCGGGCCAAAATCGAGGCCCGCTTTCAATTATTTACTGGGGGCAGACAAATGCTTTTACCCTTTTGTAAGCGGGCCAGCCCCACTTGCTTTGCTGGCAACGAATATCGGCTAAATAAGCTTGCGCCGTTTCTTTTGTGTCAAAGCGTTTAACCGAATAATCTAATCGGTTGTCGGTGTAACAACATCCCTCTTTCTTATTTTTGCGAGGTCCCGAAACAAGGTAGCCACCGTGACAGCATTTAATAATAAACATTTGATAAACCTTTCAAGTTGGTTGGTCGTTTTGATATGAATTAGTAGCCTCAACATCTTCGATGTTGGTCGCGCGTATAGGGGACGATCTTATTTTGATATTTTGTTAAGGTTTGGAAGCGGCTAGAAAAAGCCTATGTTTTCAAGGGCAATCAGCACGGCTGGAAACGTCTTGAAGCAGGAAAAACAGGGCAGAACCGATGCAATAACCTATCATTAGGGGCAGAAAATGCAGCAAAAACAAGGGATTGGGCGGGTGATGTGTAAAAAAAGTGTGTAAAATAGCAGGATCAGGGCCAAAATCGGGGTAAAATGAGAAGGAACGGGCGATCATGGGGGGGGTAGGGGCCGACCCGCGAGGTCGAAATCTGGGAATTGCAATTACGGGCCACCCGATAAATCTGAGCAAAATTTAAAAACGTCAAAGGGAACCAATGGGACGCTTACCAAGGAAAACTTTACCGCCAGAAAAGAAGCTGACACCCGCACAGGTCGGGCGGCTTCGGGCAGACATTTACAGCAAGGTTGTTGAGCAAGTATCTGAGGCCCACAAGGTCGTAATGGGTACGCATAATGACGGCTGGAACCCCACACAAGCGCGGGTATTCGCCTCACTTCTTAACAAGGTCATGCCTGACCTCACTGCCCAGTTCGTGCAGCACGAACATACGTTGTTAGACACACCCGAAAAGTTGTCCCGTTCACAACTAGAAGAAATTGCGCTAGGGGTAGGCGATATAATAGAAGCCGACCAAGTGGTGACAGAGCAATGATGAATTATGACACATCAAATGATGGAGAATTTACGTCTGTGTGGCACGGGAAGAACCCTCTATGCTGACTTCACAGGACGCCGCGCGTCATTTACTTAAACTCAGGAAGGCAGAGGAAAGCTTTGAGGGCTATGTTCGCCTTCATAACCCCACATGGCAGCTACCAGACTTCCATAATAAGATGATCCGCGCCTTGGATTTGCTGGAAAAGAACGAATTAACCAGCCACTTCGACCTATCCGGATACGAACAGTCGCAGAAACCGCGCGTTCCTGTCCGTAATATCCTAATAACGATGCCCCCTCGCCACGGCAAATCCACATTTGGCTCGGTAATATTCCCTGCATACTTTATGGCCCGCAAGCCCAGCCGCTTCGTAATGTCCACATCCTACAACAGCCAACTCGCCACGGACTTTGGACGCCAAGTGCGCGATCTGGTCAACGAACCCCTGACCTCGCAAGCCTTCCCCGACTTTGAAATGTCACCTGACAGCCGCGCCGTCGATCAGTGGCGCACCACTGCTGGCGGGGCGGCGTACTTCATCGGCGTTGGCGGCACGACCACGGGCCGAGCGGCAAACATGCTCTTGCTGGATGACCCCTTAAAGAGCCGCGAGGAAGCCGAGAGCGCAACCCAGCGAAACAAGGTGTGGAACTTCTATGTATCCGCTCTCTCGACCCGCTTACAGCCTGACAAGGACAACGTACCGCCCGCCCAAATTGTTATCCTCACCCGCTGGCATCCATCCGATGTTGCGGGTCGCCTTATGGAGACAGAGGATTGGAATGAGGGCCGTTGGCTGCACATCAATTTCCCTGCCGTGCAATACAAGCCCATCAGCGGCGACCACGGGCAACAGAGCCGCAAGGATTTGCCCAAGACTGACCCCAATTACATCGCACCGGACGTATGGCGCAACTTATCTCAGGGCAAACGCTACATTCGCAAGACTGAGCGCACGGCATTGTGGCCCGAAAGGTTTACTCTTGAGGATTTAGAACGCCGAGAACGCCTAAACCCGCGCGAGTTTGCTTCCTTGTACCAGCAATCCCCCTTCATACAGGGCGGCAACCTAATAAAGTCGCATTGGTGGCGGTCATACCCGTCCGATATGAAGCCTGAGAGTTTCACATCCCTCATAATTTCCGCTGATACGGCCTTCAAAGCGAAGTCTACGTCCGATTATACGGTGATGATGACGATGGGCCTCGACGCTTCTGGCGACATTTACATAGTTGACGTTCACCGTGACCGATACGAGTTCCCCGATCTCAAGCGCAAGATGATCATGCTCAACAACCAGTGGCGCGGCAAAGGCTTACGGGGCATTTACGTCGAGGACGCAGCCAGCGGCCAATCTCTCATACAGGAAATGAAGCGCGAGAGCGGCTTATCGGTCATTCCGTACCGCACCTCTGGCGACAAGGTATCCCGCCTCTCGGCGGTCTTACCTTTGATTGAGGGTGGTCGCGTCTTGCTACCGGAAATGGCCCCTTGGTTAGACGCCTTCCATGATGAGTGCCAAACCTTCCCGTCTGGAACCTATGACGATCAGATTGACGCTCTCAGCATTGGCTTAGACGTTCTGGCCCGCACCCCATCCACCGGAGAATATTACAAGCCGCCGTCATTTGGGGCGTCCAGCCTTACGAAAGGTCTTTTATCCACCAAGTCCGACCTTGCCGCTGGGGCATCTTGGCGAAATTGGGGCGAATAAGGGACGATTGATCCTGCAAAATTGGAGTAAATAAGATTATGACTGTATCATCTACAAATTATCGCAGCGAGTTTACGCCTCAGAATGACGGGATCGTAGTGGATTTAGCCCCACATGCGAATAAACTGTTGGCTTATGAGGATATTTCCGCTGACTTGAGCGACAGTGACGAACAACGCCTTGTGGATTACGTCAAGGCCGCGATGAAAATGTCTTATGACAGGATCAGCCGCCGCTATGATCATTGGACCGAGGCTGACCGCGCCCATGATGTTTATGTTCGGCCCGATTGTACGGCCTTCCGCGAGAAGGCGGTGATTGCAGATACGAGGGCGATTGCTGATACTGTCCTCACCTACCTTATGGCTGCATTGACGGGCCGCAACCCGATGTTTCAGCTAGAGGGTCTTAACCGTCAAAGCCGCAAGTCGGGTGCGATCATTGAACGGCTCTTGCATCAGCAAATGCGGCGAACAGCGGGGGAGGCGAGGATTGCTCAACACTTACTTGATTGTATTAGATACGGCTACGCCCCAACAAAGATCACTTGGGATAATAAAAACCGGACCAACCAGATCACAAACTTTGATCCGCGCAGGGTATTCCATGATCCCCGTGTCAACTGGGGCGATTGGGAGAAGATGCAGTTTATCATCTTCAATGACTATTCATCCTATGACTCTCTTTTGCAGACGGGCATGTACCCCAAGCTATCAAAATATCCAGCCCTTCGGAACCGCCTCACCCCGCCCGCTGGCGGGTGGGAAGCGCACCGCTGGCACAAGGAAGCGGGCCGTGGTTTATCTATAGACCCTGCCGAGCGAAATCACCGCGAGAGTGGCGGCACTTATTTCACTCTGGGCGATAGTCGCGTTACTGACGAAATGTGGATACGGCTTGCGGGCTATGAGGTAAACTTGCCTCAGATTGACCACTTATGGATGGTCATTACTGTCTTAGATGAAAACGTAATTATTCGCGCCCAGCTTAATCCCTACGGGCGGCAATTCCCCGTGACGATTGGCGGGTTGTACCACGACACTCACAAGACATGCGGGCAATCACTCTACGATTTGTTGCTACCGCTGCACGACATAGCAACTTGGTTGCTTCGCAGCCGCATTGACAACGTGCAAGCCGCTTTATCCAACCTGATATTCGTTGATCCCACGCAAGTTGCGATTGGTGACTTGATTGACCGCAATCCTCATGGCGTTGTTCGCACAATGCCAGGGACTAAAGCTGGTGACGGTGTGTTCATTGCACAGGTTCCTGATGTTACGCGCGGTCACTGGAATGACATTGAGGCTATGTCTCAATACAAGCAACGGCTGAGTGCAGCCAGTGATGCCCAGCAAGGCATGCCCACCGCAGAAGGCGGCGTAAGAACCGCCACTGAAATCCAAAGGCTTACTCAGCTAGGATCACAAAGACTTGGCGTTTTGAGCCGCATTATATCCTCAACATCGGTGCGTCCGATGGTTCGTATGATGGTATCCAACGTGCAGGATTTCTTCGTTAGTGAGGGGTCTATCAGACTTGGCTCGGATGACACGGCTGCACCGATAGCCGACATGATTAAGGACGGCTACCTAGACTTCAACTTACAGGACATGCAGGGCGACATTGATTACCTAGTTGTGGACGGGACGCTTCCTCTTGAGCCGACTAAGAACGCCGAAACTTGGATTAACATGCTCAAGATGCTGAATGAAACTGGTCTGTCTATGGAATATAATAGCGGCAAGGTTGTTGAGGAAGCGATCCGCGCAATGGGCGTTGCCGATCTTGACCAGTTTAAGATCAGCAAGGAACAACAGGCGCAGGGTCCGACCCCTTCTCAGGAAATGATGATGAAGGAAAAGATGCGTGGCGCGAATGTGCAGCCAGCGCAAGACATTCAGCAAGAGGTCCAGAAAGGCAACTTGGTCCCAATGCGGGGGCAGAAACAATGAAGCCTCGCAGCCCCCATTGGGACGATTTAGTTGAGGCATCCACCCAAGATTATGTCAACGCCCGTATCTCGGAAGAATTATCATCAATAAGGGACGACATAGACGCCATAAAAGGGGCATTATTGGCTTTGAAAGACACATCAAAGTTCGACTTGGGCGGTTTCATACGCCGTTTGAACAATGTTGAGGAAGCAATGAGGGCGCATGACAAGACCACACAGTAGCGTATTAGCCTCGCGGGTTGAGCCACACATGCGGGATTACATTTCAGCCGTAGTTTCCGAGGGAACAACCCCAGTTAAGGGCGAGGTTTCTGCTGTTATGGACGCTGTTCTTGCAAACAATGCGGCCCTTGTCGCCACGATTGGCGAATTGCAAGCGAGGGTGAACGATTTGGACGCCTTATTAAAGCTTCCAAGCTACAAGATCGCCAAGTTACTTGAATTGGCGGGTAAGGAATAGGCATGGCCCGTACTCGCGTCCCATCAGAACAGCTAAATTTTCGATCTGCTACCACTGGTGAGCATATCTTAGATGATTACCTTGAAGCTTGCGAGAAGGGTGGCTTTACTCTCCCCATTTTGATGGACAATTTGTTTAATGCCTCTGGTGGCCTTAACCCTAGTGCGCTTGGCTTCCGAGTGCAGCGAAACTCAACGGGCGACCCTGTATTCCAAGCCCGTTTCGGGCATTACACGGACGCAAGCTTGGGTTGGTTCGACACCAACCAGAAATTCTTTAGGCATAGGGGCGTTTATGCCGCTGGCACTGCCTTTGAATTACTAGACATGACCCAACTGGGGCAGAAAGTTCTTATCTGTACCAACCCTCATACTGCCGCTTCTGTTTTGGACACATCTAAGTTTACAGAATTTTTTGACGGCAACGCGATCCTTACCGAAGTGCAATCATTTAAAACAAACTCCGAACCAAGATTAGATTTGCTTGAAGAAGCAACCCTACTTGGCATCAACGTCCTTTAGAAAGGGAAAACGAAATGAGTACGCAATCTCTCAAGGAATTGGTCGATGCCATTAAGACCCAAGGCAAGACTTTAGCTGGCGCGACAGGCACAGCCGCCGCGACTTCACGCGATCTGGTCTATCTCTCAACCGCTGTTGAAAGATTATTTGGTGCAGATGCTCTATTGCAGATGGTTGATACGGCATCCCGCCCTGTCGAGAATGTGGTTTGCACCCTTGCTACCGAGCAAGCCCGCACACTGACCGACGAACAGGTTGCCCGAACAGTTATCAAACTGACTAATACCTCTAGTTCGCACAGTGCATCAGGTTACGTTCTGACAGTCCCGAACAGCGGCATTGCTTTTGTTGTAGATAACGAACTTCCAGTTCCGGTCACGGTCAAGACTGCCACTCAGTCATCCAACATTCCCACCATCCCAGCTAACACGGTGGGTTGGGTTTATTGCGAAGGCACAGTGGTCAGCCACGTTATTGATACGGCGGCTATTGCGGCGGCTGTTACAACGCCAATGACAACTGCTGGAGACATGACATACAAGGAAGGCGCACCCGCCACCCTGTCAGTAACGTACTCGGTCCATGTTCGTAACTATGGCGCGGAAAGCTACTATTATATTCGCCCAGAACAGTATGACGATGGAGGGTTCCACACTCATTATGACATAACCCCCACACTGTCGCTGTTTCCATCCCGCAGCTACGTTTTTGACGTTTCGGACGCCAGCAACACGGGCCACATATTTTCCTTCTCGACCACAAGCGATGGAACCCACAACTCAGGTGCGGCCCTTGTGTCGTGGGCCGCAAGTGGTACGCATGTCACGCGCAGCGGAACAGAAGGAACGGCTGGCGCGACTGTAACAGTCACTATGCCAGCCACCCCTAACGTAAGCACTGTGTACTATTACTCGCAAGGCACAGACAGCGCGACATTCGACACCGTTAAGCTTGGCGGTCAGATCAACATTATCACAGGCACAGCCGTTACCCGCTTACCTGTCGGTGAGTACGGCGACACGCTGGCGATTGACCGCTACACAGGCAAACCGATCTGGCAAAACTGGGGCGCAAATGAAAACCGCAAGGTAGCTTCGCTATCCCGTGATACAACAGGGATTTGGTCTGGTGGTAAATACAGACTGAGCAACTACATCACAGGCTCAACAGGATCGGCGGGTGACGCCAGCTACATTTACGCCAGCGATGTAGGC